TAGGTCAGAACGAACATTCTCGATGCTCCGAAAAAAGGCCCCCGGCAGCGATGGGCGCACAATCCGGGGGCGAAGTCGGCACAGGAACCGACAGGAGGAGACAACGGCCCCCGTGAGGAGGCCGCGCGATTATAAGTCAAGCAAGACCGCCAGCAGCAGCGCCAGCAGGATTGCGAGCAGCGCCAGGATCACGGCGCACCCGTGGCGGCCCGGATCACATCCAGCGCATAGGCTAGGTCGTCATCGTCAGCGGCGGGATGCGTGAGGCGCTGCAGGGCGCGGAGCATCTCGGGGGCGGCGGCGATCAGGCGCGACGCTTGATCAATTTCGAATGAGCCCGGTCGAATGACAATAGTTGGGTCGGTTCGGTTAACTGCAGTAATCAGCATCTTCATTGCTCCTTCAAAACAGAGCCGGCTCGGCATCAGCCGGCGGGATTACGCGGCCCACAGGGCGCGCGCCGGGCGGCTGGCTGGGGTAGTCCAGCAGCGCGGGTGGGAAGGGCCACATAGGCCCGCGTAGGGGCTCGGCGTGGGTGTCGGGCGCGGGGTTCATAGGCCAAGCGCCACCAGGGCGCCCAGGGCAAGGCCGAATGCGCAGGCGAACGCCACGCAGGCGAGGGTCAGGGGGATATCGTGCATGGTCAGCCGACCCACGAATTCACGCGCTCGCATGCAGCCTGATTGGACAGGTGGCGCAAGTCAGCGGATTGGAGCGGGCAAGAATGCCAATCTGCGCTGACTTCCGGGTATCGGTACCAGACCACGCATCCGGCATGCGCCGGGTCGAATGCCACCTCGATGATGTCGGCGTGCTCGCCGACTATTGCGCTGATCGTTTCCAGTTCCATTTTCGTTGTTCCAGGTGTGCCCCGGTGTGGGGCGGGTGTAGTGTCGGGGGATAGGCTGACGTGGGGCTTACATCAGGCTGCGGCAAAATACTTTGCCATCGTCCCGTGGACCACAATCGCGACGCTGGCCTTTCCGGGCCGATCAGCACCGTCACACGCGCGGCAAGTCACACACTGCCGACGGTCGTTACCCTCGGGCGACGCAGGGCAAACAATCTCGCGCGCGCCGAGCGGCTGATCAGCACTGCGAACCCGGAACGTGCGCCAACCCAGCGCGCGCGCTACGTCCCGCTCGGGGACGGTATCGACGCTGGCCATAACGAGCGGCCGCAGCGCAGCGGCGCGGCGCCACTGGTGCGTGTAGCCAGTGTGGCCGTCAGCGAAACGCACCAGCGTAAACCACGCGCGCGCAGGGATAGCGGCAGGGTCGCCATAGGACCCGATACGGACAACCCGTCCGTCCAGCATGCGCGCGCCAGCTGCGGGCGACACTGCGGGATAACTACCGCGGACCCATGCCGCGAATACGGATTGCACGGACTGACCTACGTTTACGTAGCAGCTGCGTTTGATCTCAAATTCCGGATTTCCACGGTGGCCACAGTCCCCGCAAATACTCCAATCCGCCCCCGACGCTATCGCATCCAGCGGGGACTGATCAGCACGCAGAATATAGGTCTGCACCATGTCGCCGGTCTTTGCATTCTCACTGCGGAGAACAGCAATACCGATAATCGGCGCGCCGTCGATCAGGCTAGGACCGTCATAAAAAACAAAACCGGACATCTCGTCTACTCCTTCTGTTATCGGCGCTAACCGCACCCGCAAGCCCCGCACGCGGGGCGAGCGGCTGAGGTCAACCGCAGATCACCCAGTCGCGCTGGCTCGTCACGCCAAGCTCTCGCGCTAGGGCTTCGATCTCACGCTTGTCGCTGGCGCGCATCGCGGCGCGGTGAGCCGCCGACAGGATCCGAGCAGCCATGTCGGGCATGCGCTGCAGGCATGCCAGGCGGGCCATCCTCGCGTCGCGCTGCTGAGTCTTCGTCATCTCTCTACTCCTCGTTATTCGTCAGGCTGGGTTATTCGACCGCAATCGTCAGCGACACGCTGCCATCGTCGGACACGCCCAAGTCAGTCCAGTACGCACCAGGGTACGCAACAGCGTAGGCGTGCGCAGCTTCCAGGTCAGCGAACACTGCGTGCTCTACGCGCGCGGTATCGGCGCCCACGTTCACGATCTCTACCCGTGCTTCCATCTCTCTCTCCTTACGCACCGCCCATCGGCGCGACAGAGACAGTGTCGGCGGTTTTCCTGACGCGAAACTTACAGATGCCGTCAGGGAACACTGGGGCTTTCCCTAACCCGATCCTAGCCTGCGTGTCCCCTCGTTTTCTCCTATGGTGACCCCTGTCTTGACCGATTCTGGACCCTCGAAAGGCGCGCGTTTTCCCTCTATGTCCCCTATTCCCCCTCACGATCCGAAGTTCAAAAAAAAACCCCTCGGGGGTTGAGCTAAATAAAACTGGAGGGGACAGAGGGGACAGAGGGGACACGCTGGGGGGCAGACCATGCCCGGCGCCCCCGCGCCCCCTATTCCCCCTAGCTTTCTGATGTCAGCGCGTACTCACATAACGGCGCGTCCCCTATTCCCCCCGGTGCAACGATGTCAGCGGGGACTAACATCAAGCCGGGACCAGCGCTGCGCTCGCCCTGCCGGCCAGGTGCTGCGCTGCAGCATGGTCAGCGCCCGGAGCGTCAGCGTGCGGATCGTCAGTGTGCGGATGGTCTGAGCTGCGATGATCAGCGTGCGGATGGTGGGCTCGAGGATCGTCAGTGTGCGGATGACCAGGCGGGGAGGGGAGGGCGCAGCAGACCCCCCGGCCAGGGCCCGCGCAAAGTGTGAAAGTGTGTGGAGGCCCCGCACAAATTTTTCTTTTTTTGGTACCATCGCCAAATGTTCCGCCCCATGTGCGCTCCGCGCATTCACTGCCGAAACCGCGTCAGCGGCCATTGATATGTTCCGCGACCTCCCCATTCGCGCCCGCGAGCTAAAAGCCACGCCCGAGATGCTGGAGCGCATATACGATGCCGCCAGGCTGGGTTTACGCGGAGAATCTCTTGCACTGGCGGCAGGTATGTTGCCTGCAGAACTGGCGCGGCTGAAGATAATGGACCCGATAGCCGAGGTAGCGGAAATGAAAGGCCGCGCCGACAGCGAGATGGAAATGTCCCGCGTGGTATTTGATGCCGCGCAGGCTGGGGATAGTAAAGCGGCGCTGGAGTTTCTCCGTCACAGACACGAGTGGGTGGCGAAGACGAATGTGCAGGTTGACGTGAATACTCAGATCAGCGTAGTGGCCGCGCTGGAGGCTGCGAACGGGCGGTTGCAGCGTGGGCTGGCGGTGGAGGTAGAGGATGCGGTGGAGGTGACGGGAAGTGGCCGCGCTGGTAAGATAGCCGCGCCGCCGTCGCCTGCGGCGCTGCCGGCCAAGGAGCCCGTGTATGCCGAACGCCCTGATTGACGATGACGCGGCTGCTGCCGCTGCCGCGATGAACGCACTGCGGCGAGCCGAGGCTGAGCGTGCTGGCGCGACGCCGATTGAAGTGCAACGTGAGCGGTATCGGATTTTGCAGCGGTACGCGGAGCCGCAGACGGATGCTGGCGCGATGTACGCCACGCGGTACACGGGGCCGAGGCCGAACAGGCCGGTGGTGAACGGCAGGGCGATGGTGAGCCGGGAAGAACTGGCGGATTTCCAGCGGCTGTTCGGGGCGGATAAGACCCTGCGGGATTTGCTGAACGCGGATCGGATGGGTGTGCCGTCGGTGCCGTCGGCGATGGACCCCCGGGCGCGTGGGATGCAGGGGGCGAACGTGGCGCCGGGAATGCCCGGGATGATCCCCGGTGGTGGCGCGGGGCCGGTGGCGCAGGGGCGGATTCCGGGTGAGGTCGAGCGGAATGTGATGAATTCGCTGATGGCGCTGGGACCGATGATGGGCGGGCTGCCGCTGGCTGGGCGTGCCGCGATGGCGATGCGGGGCCGGCAGCCGATGCCGAGGATTGACCCGTATATGCCCGACGCCGCCCCGGTGTTGCTGCGGCAGGCGCCGCGGCCGCTGCCGGGTGTGACGCGCTGATGCAGAAACCGATATACACCGCGACCGAGGAGCAGGCGCTGATGACGCGCCTGTGGGAGCCGCGTATTCGGGACGACCCCGAGGCGTTCGTGTTGCTGGCGTTCCCGTGGGGGCAGCCGAACACGCCGCTGGCGGCGTTCGACGGGCCTCGGAAGTGGCAGCGGCGCGTGCTGCGGATGATCCGAGATCACATCGGGGCGAACCGTGGGCAGGTGGAAATGGACACCCTGCGGGCGGCGGTGTCCAGCGGGCGCGGGATCGGAAAGTCGGCGCTGGTGAGTTGGCTGATCCTGTGGATGCTCTCGACGCGGATCGGCAGCACGGTGATGGTCAGCGCGAACAGCGAGGCGCAGCTGCGGGGCGTGACCTGGGGCGAGTTGACGAAGTGGTCAGCGATGCTGATTAACAGTCACTGGTGGGAGATCAGCGCGACGAAGCTCATGCCGGCGCAGTGGCTGACGCAGATTGTTGAGCGGGATCTGAAAAAAGGCACCCGGTACTGGGCGGCCGAGGGCCGGCTGTGGAGCGAGGAGAACCCGGACGCCTACGCGGGCACGCACAACATGGACGGGATGATGCTGGTGTTCGACGAGGCGTCGGGCATCCCGGACCCGATCTGGGCGGTGGGCGCGGGGTTTTTCACGGAGAACATCCTCGACAGGTACTGGCTGGCGTTTTCGAACCCGCGTCGCAACGAAGGGTATTTTTTTGAGTGTTTCCACGCCAAGCGGGATTTCTGGAAGAACATCCAGATCGACGCCCGCAGCGTTGAAGGCACCGACCAGCGGGTGTACCAGCAGATCATCGATGAGTACGGCGAGGACTCCCGCGAGGCCCGCGTCGAGGTGTACGGGGAGTTCCCCGCTGCCGGCGAAGACCAGTTCATCGCGCCGCGCTTGGTAGACGATGCCGTAAAGCGGCCGGCGTACAAAGACCCCACCGCGCCGATCGTGCTGGGCGTGGACCCCGCGCGCAGTGGCGCTGATGCGACCGTGATCGTGGCCCGTCAGGGGCGTGATCTGGTGGCGATTCGGCGGTATCGGGGCGACGACACGATGACCGTGGTGGGACACGTGATCGACGCCATCGAGGAATTCCGGCCCGCGCTGACGGTGATTGACGAGGGCGGGCTGGGATACGGGATTCTGGACCGCCTGACGGAGCAGCGGTTCAAGGTCAGGGGCGTGAATTTCGGCTGGAAGGCCAAGTCTAGCGTGATGTGGGGCAATAAGCGCGCCGAACTGTGGGGCGCAATGCGCGACTGGCTGAAATCGGCGCACGTACCCGTTGACCGGCAGTTGAAAGCTGACCTGACGGGGCCAAAGACGAAGCCCGACAGCAGCGGAACGGTGTACCTGGAGTCGAAGAAGGACATGAAATCGCGCGGCCTGGCGTCGCCGGACGCTGCCGACGCGCTGGCATGCACGTTTGCGTTCCCGCTGGCGCATCGGGAGTACAATGCCAAGGAGCAGCGCCGCTCAATCAGTGATCGCGGCGTGGTTTCGGCGGGTTGGATGGCTCACTGAGGGCCTCCGGGAGCGGTGATGGCAAAGAAATCC